GAAATGACGATGACCTTGTAACTCCCGAACAGCTTAAAGCAGAGGCTGAAAAAAGAGTATGAGGTCTATACTCCAGTAAAAGCGAAAAGATTGAGCAAGGAGACCAAAAAGTGAGAGAAATACTTATTAAAGTGGTAAAGTAACAAAAAGGGCGCAAGGAATTAACCTTTGCGCCCAATTTATTATTTATAGCCAGTAGGTCTATAATTTGGATTTTCACGATACGCATCAAGCCAAGATTTACCACCAGATGGCGGTGATGAAACACCACCAGTAGAACCAGTAGAAGAACCTTTGCTAAATTTTAGTTTAGGGGTAAAATTAGAAACACCGTCCGATACGTTTTTAAACATACGAGTAACTGATTCAGTACGTTCAAAGATTTTATCAGTATCATAACTATCAACACGCTTGTCAGTAAGAGCTGTTTCGGATTTATACATACCACTCAAAGAGCGTATCAAATCGGGTTCCTGCATCAACTTATTTAAAGACCACTCATTTTGCTGAATATTCAAATCCAGCAAATGTTTATAAGGAGTTTGACGCAGAATGCTTTCAGCCTTGCCAATTGGCATTTTACCGAGCATAAAATCAGTATAATAACGCTGCATATCATTAGACATATGTTGACCGGCAGTCAAGGCACCATAGTACCCACCTAACTGTTTAAGGTAACCTGCATTAGCATTAGCACTGGTGAGAGCAGCGCGACCCTGCATCAAAGCAGCTTGACCTTGAACAGTAGCAGCATGAGCAAACGTCTGCTGAATAGATAACCACTTACCATAATTTTCGGTTTGCTTAAGGGTATATTTACCAGCAGCAATATCACGAAAAGCAGATGCATAGAAGGACATTGTTTGAGCAACATTCTTTTCAACTTCTTGTGGCATGACATTATAAAGACTAAAAGCCTTAAGACGTGCATCATACATAGCATCAAAACCCTGCCAATTTGCCAACTCAGCTTTAAATTGTTCTTGTAATAACCGATTTTGATAAGTATCCAAAGCAAATTTATATGTCATTTTTTGCATATCAGTCTGAGAATCAATAAATCCTTTTTGAGCAATATTAACACCCTCAATAGACTTATTGACATTCTCTTGTGATTTCTGCAAAGAAATAGACGAATCAACTGAACGGATAGAATTATAGGCGGCCAAACCATGATTGGCAGCATCACCAACAAAAGAATAATCTGTAGGCATCATTTGAGCAGACTCAGCAGCAGAAGCAGCAGCACCACTACCAACATTGCCACTAGAAGAAACATCACCGAGAAGAGCATTCAAACCCGCAGCACGCAAATCACTAGCTTTGGCTGAAGATGTGCCAAACATACGATACATAAGTTCTTGCCAATCACGATTTTTCTGAGCTTCTTCAGCATTAAAACGATTCTGCTCTTGCATGATTTTATAATTCATCTCATTGGTCTTGTCGGTATTAGATTTACCAAAAAGACCACCAAGCAAAGAACTGGCAACACCCAGAGCACCACCAGCAACACTAGCAGGTAAGGTAGTACATTTCCTCAATCGGAAAGGAGTACCGCCAAAAGCGGCAGTACTCCTTAAAATTATATTAGACAACATAGGCAAAACTACTTAAAAAGTTGCAATAAACGAGACTGAAATTCAGCATTTTCTTTCTCAATCTTATCTTTTTCTTCTTTCTCCTTAGCAGCAGCAGCAGCCTTTTCACGAACATCTTTATCCTTAGCAGCAAGTTCTTTAAGATAAGACATTTTTTCAGAAGAAGTCTGAGTATAACGACTAGGACAAGAATCAATTAACTCTTCATCAGTCAAAGAACCAAAAGTTTCTTCAAACTGAGCACGGAAATTAGATGAATCAATCATAGGTTGTAATGATTCCTTAATCTCACGTATGGTCTGAGCATCTGCACGCATATTATCAATACGCTGCAACAAAGAAACATCAGTATGAAAAGACGCACGCAATGGGTGATTCTCACCATCAACAGATGTAACTTCATGTTGTACCTCTTCATAAACTGGAGGTACATAAACAACTTCACTTTTAGCTTTCATAAACAAAAAATTTTAAATTATTTAGAATAAGGCAAGCCATACATACTAAATGGGCGAACAGCAACGCAAGTATTGACACTACCTATAAGCAACTTATCATCATTGACAGTACCCGACCATTGGTTAACAAAGATAGGATAAAGCAAAGAAGGACGGCATTTGAATAAATCATTAATACTACCATAAGCAGGCTGAGAAGCAGAACCAATGTTGCGACGCCAAGAACAGAGGAAAGACTGGTCATAGCCAGTTACCCATGTAGAATAGGCACCACAAAAACCACCTTCAAAGTAATCGCGGGCACTCTTCAACTCAGCATAACGTGGAGCATATCCATATGTGACAGACATATCAATAGGAAGAGTCTGTTGAACATAATTCGAAATAGACTTAGACAAGCCAATAAGCGGAGCACTTAACTCACAACGGTATTGAGTTTGCATTCCAACACTATCAAGTTCAGGAATAGGAAAATCAGTAGCGTCAGTCTTAAAGAGATTACGGTCAATACCTACACGAGAATAATCAAGTTGAGGTACAGCACGATAGATACCAATAATCATTCCGTAAGTAGTTGACGTAAACTTACAACCCGCAGACAAATCTCCAATGCCTATAGCTTTAATCTCTGGTGCACCACCATTTTGAAAATTGGTATTTACTTGAGGATTAATACTTAGAGTTTTATCATCACCACCAATAAATATAGAAGTGCGAGAATCAACCTTAGGCTTAATTCCAAAATGAGCAAGAACCTGATTTGCAAAATCAGGGTCATTACTATTCTGAATCTCCTTATACTTCTGAAGAGCGGTGGCAGAACGCAAAGCAGAAATCTTTAAAGAAGAAGAAGTCTTTAGACTACCCCTAAAACCAAGCAAAAGATTACCATTAGCTGAAGAGCGGATAGGAGTAACATGACCATCTGGAGTATTAACAGAAGCCTGATTAGGTAACTGCAAATTATTATCTGCAGCAGGAATAGCTGAATTTACAATAGCACCCACAGTTTTGTCATTGGTTTCAAAAATCTTAAAGACAGAGGGAGCATTACCGGAACTAATAGCAGCAGCAGCTTCATCTCCATATTGTGCACGTGGAAGAACTGACGAAAAATAATCGAGAGGGAGATTGGAATTCTCCAAATCAATAATTGACGTAAGCAAAGAAGTAAAAATAGAAGTACTGATAAAAGTCGTAGAATTCATATTAGCAGTAGGCTCTAAATAATCAATGTTACACGTCCAAGGCTCAAAAGGCTGCCACTTTTCATTTCTATAATGGTCGTTGCAAATCTTATGATAAGCCAGCAATGGGAGAATTGAGAGGTTCGGACTATTGCGAAGAGCTGTGGCTTCAAAACCGTAAAGATTGAGACCAAAATCAGCATTTTTAGAGAAATTAGCCTTATCCCAAGATGAACCAGCTTTAACATAAGCTTCCGCCATAGCATAAATATCATACTGAACAACGACAGAAAAGTTACCATAACCAAGAGCCATCAGAAGCTTAGCAGCACGGCAAAGACGATAGCCATCACAAACAAAAACGTCTTTAAAGTTAGCGCTAGATTCACAGAAAGTTTTAAAACCTCGAGTAGAACGAGCGGAAACAGACTTATTGGCAATAAAATAAGCATCAACAGCATCAGCAGCATGTTCATACATTAAACGAAGCCAAAAAGATAAATCAACATAGGAAATGTAAGGGAGAGAAGTAGAAATAGCAGAAGCAGAAGTTGAGCTACTTGCAAACTTAGAAATATTCTGTCCCGCATCACCTTTAGTCAAATTATTAACCTGCTGCTCGAAATACTTCCAAAGAGACTGAAATGGCACAAAATAATACTGAATATTTTCACGAATGCGAGTAAACGCATCAGAATTAAGGGCAGCAGTACGAGTTTTACCATTATACCCAATCTTAAACGTCTCATTAGGATTAACCCACTGAGTGAATACAGGCAGCAATTCACCTACCTGTGCGGTAAACATATGACGATGAGATAAATCGAAAGCGTTACGATTTACCTTATTCTTCATACGATGCATACCTAAAACTTTATTAGCCATAATAATTAATTTTTATATGAATCAACAATTTCACGGTGCTTGACATTCTCAATAAAGTTCATATTAGCTTGTTGAACTTGAGATTGAAAAATAGACCGCGTCCTTAAAATATTAAAATCATATGTTCCTGTATATGGAGACATACTTGCATAATTTTCATAAGCAAAGAGTTTATTGTCTTCCAATACTTGAAAATATTGAACCAACGTTTGATAATCTTTCCAAGAAACGAAATCAAAACGTAGTTTGAGACACTCATAGAAATCCAAACCTAAATGGGAGGATAACGAATAGTGATGAAATGCAGCATAAAGCAACGATTTTAAAGAATTAACAGAATTAGTACTATTGTAAATTGGCTTAGCAATATTAACAGCATACCAATGAACAGCACGAAATTGATAACTATATTTATACAACTCAGAAGTGGAAGGATATAACAACCACATCAAAAACTCCCTTACTTGACTGTCATCATAGATTTCGCCTTTAGAGGCGAAAAATCGGCGGGAAACGTATACCACCGAACGAAAAAGGGAAGAAGTTTGGTCAACATCAAAACAGGTAGAACCTGTAAATCTGACGGCAAATTGAGTGTAATACGCATCGGACATGGAAACAGGTCGTCGGATACCTTTTTTGTTAACAACATAATCTGTTGTAAGTGTTTCGAAATCTCTAGCCTTGAGTAATTCTCTAACCTCATTTCTGTCCTTTGAGCCCAATAAGATTGAGTGAAAACTCCTTTGTGGAAACTTATCAAGAACTCTAGGGAAGTCAGAATGTTGTGTAAGATACTTACTAACATATTCTTGCATATGACCGTCTGTAACCTTTGAAGTCGAATCACCATAGACCCATAATTCAGCCAAATCGAGTTTAACACAAATTTCTCGGGGATTTGCACTGGTTGATTCGGGCAAAGGCCGAACAATCCTAAAATCTGTCCTCGCTCTAGGCGAATCGTGGAATAATAGGAGATGATAATGCGGACGGAATGACTGTGTACCGTACTCGCAAATAACGTAGTACCGAATTGTTTCACCATATTCTTTTAAAAACCATTTTCTTAAACGACCAATATATTTTCTAATATCATCATACCAAAGTATAGGAACAACAGAGTTGTTGCGAATACCGCGAGAACGAGAAGGGAATCTACTATAATACTTATCAATACGAGCATAATAATCACGCAGCAGAGAACCAGTATCAATAGTAGAGAAATCTGTAAGTCTAAATGATTTAGATATCTTATCCTCTACAAAATAAAAACTCTTAGTTTTTACGTTATACTTTTTAATAACCCGATTGGGAACACGAATGGCATAACCAAAAGGATACATATAAGAAGTATCTATGTAGGGTAAATGCAAATCATCATACGTAAGCGTAATAAATTCAACATATTTATGTTTTGAAGCCTCTACCTCTAATATCTTGCAAAGACGTTCCTGGGCCGCAACACGGCATTGAATACAAGAATGGCAACCTACAAGAGTATTACCATGTCGACCAGCGACAGAAACAGGATTATTGCAACGAGGAAAGAGAGCCATAATTATCTATTAAATAATTTACCACTATACGAACTTAAAATATCTGCTTTCGTAACGCGACCTCCACTTTTTGAAAAGTCTAAAGGACAATATAGTTCAATAGTTTTCAAAGTTTCAGCCAAAAAAGGTTGAGTAGTACCCGTAGAATAAGCTTGTTTACGCTGTATCTCACGAATAACCTTTAAAGCAGTCAAATAGTCTTGAGCCTTCATAGACAAAAACTAAATACGTTTATACCATTGATACTCATATTCCCAAGAAACAGGAGATGAAGTCATTGAAACAACAACAACAACACTAGGCAAAAACAGACAGATAAATTCGTCAATCTTACCATACTTAACAACATACTGAACACCATTAACTTCAACGATGAAACAGCGAGAAGATAACTTAATCATAAGGCTGTAAATTTTTAGAACGGACAAAGCCGTCATGTTTAACAACTGTGGTATCAACTGTAACAATAGTAGTGCAACCACGAGCTACTACATTGTGAGACGTACTGCATGAAGTCATGACTGAAACTCCAAAATAAGCAGCTATCAACCCAAGTGCGTACAACGCTACTTTGATGATAATTTTTATGATTTCACTTTTCATGCTGCAAAAGTAGAAAGGGATTTTGAAAATACCAAATTCGTTAACGTTAATTAAGAAAAACGACGAAGGAACAAAAGTGTAGTAACTAGGAATAATATGTATTCCCACTTTTGCCT